TTCCCTGCTGGTTGCCCAAGTCTATTTTTTTGAGCTATTCTAGACTTCTTCTGTGCTGCTGTCATTTCTCCAGATGTCTTTGGAGTTTTACTAGAAACACGTTTAGTAGGTCGGCAATATGGTGTACCCCTACCATCACCTTTTTTTCTACCACAAGCTTTGCCAGTCTTTACGTCTTTCCAGTCTTCTTTGAACCAACGTTTTAAAGCGGCTCCTTTAGCTGTCTTTCTGACTGCCATTATTTACCTGCTTTCTTTTTTCTGCATTTAGCAATAGCACCAGAAGCATAAGCACTAGGAAATACTTTATAGCTCGCTTTTACTTTTTGATAGCACGCGTCTTTTACAGTGCCGCCTTTTTTTAACTTAAGAGACTTAAGCGTCTTGGCTTGTTTAGCATGAGTCTTAGAAGCTTTTTCTAAACCTTTTACAACTTTGCTAACTTTACCTCCAACGTTCATTTTAGGTTTAGTATGACCATAACCTTTTTTCTTAAGCTCTAAATGTTTAGCTTTAGTGGGAGCTTTAACTGCTTTGCCCGTCTTCATATCATACATCATATGAGACTTAAATACATCACCCCCAGCTTTCATCTTCTTAGGTTTAGAGTGACTACACCCGCAGTTTTTTAATTTCTTTGGGTTTATTATACCCATTCCGCGAGAGGCTCTCACTATCTAGACCTTTTAGCTCTTGTAAGACCACGCTTAGCACACCCGTCAATAGATCCGCCTTTTCTAAAACCCGTCATGCTTGGTCTACTAGGTCCACGTTTCTTCAGATTAACTTTTGGATCTTTATTTCTAGGTTTAGGTCCAGTACTTGGTCTACCCATAGAAGTCATAGTAGGTCCTGAAGGTCCTTTTCTTCTAGGTCTATCTGCACCGCCGCCGCCTTTAACGCCTTCTTTATTAACTTTGTCCATACTAGGTCCTCTTCGAGTATCAGTAGGTTTAAATCCTTCTGAACCTCTAGCACTTAATCTTCCACCTTTATCTACAGCTCTTGGTGCTGATTTAGATGTAGTAGATTTAGTAGATGTAGTAGACTTATCGTCTCTAAAGTATGTTCTTTTATTTTTAGCCTTTGCCCCAAAGCTACCTTTGTTATCAACATCCTTTTTCTTAAGTTTTTTGATTTCAGCATCGGACAATCCTTTTTTCTTAAGTTTCTTTTCTGTTGTTTTATTAATCTTGCCATAGACTTTTAGTCCTGCATTCTTTTTGTTTTGCTTTTCAGCTTTCATGACTTCGTTGTTTAAGTCACTTTTTACTTTCTTAGCTTTTCTTTCTTTAATCTTTTGGCGAAGCCTATCTTGTAATGATGCCATTTTCGTTCTCCTTAGTTAGACCATACGACCGCGTGTACGGCCTTGTTGTGCAATACCATCTGCACGTTTAGATGCTGAGCTAACTTTTCCACCTTTCTTGTATCCTTTGACTTTACCGCCGCCCATCATTTTTTTACCTTTAGCTTTCATAGGAGCTGAAGATCCACCTGTTCTTGCTCTTTTAGAATCTGTCATAACTTTATCAAAGTTTCTTTTTTTAGGACTGCCCACGGGTTTACCCATCATAGCTTTACCAGCTGCATCTACCATTTGAGATTTAGTCATTTTTTTCTTATTCTTAGCCATCGCGCGACCTTCTTTATCTTTCATCATAGAAGTCATAGTAACCTTACCGCCTTCATCGTACCCTTTGACTTTACCGCCTTTCATGTAGCCTTCGTTTTTGCGAATCTCTTTATCCACACGACGAATCTCATCTTTTTCATTCATAATGTGTTTAGTGCGTTTACTTACTCCGCCACCTTTTTTCATTCCAGGTGCAGTCATTAATTCAGTAGGCATACGCTTGCCTCTTTTACCGACTCCATAACCTCTTGAATACATCATGTCACCTGTACGGCCACCCATATTCATTTTCTTCGTTTTCATGCTTTTCTCCTTTTTGGTTTCTTAATATACTCTTTTCCTACTTTTTGTGGTACCCCTACTTTTTTAGCAAACTTTTTGTTTTTAGCCACTGCTTGCATAAACTTCTTTTGTTTTTTAGACTTAGGTGGCATTACTTTTTAATCCTATTACTTGATGCTTCAGGCTTTCTTGTTTCAACCTTTGCAACTTTAGCTTTAGGCTTTTTATTTACTAATTTCTGTATTGTTTTAGTTTCCCAAATACGAATAATCATCCATATAATAGTAAACAGTGAAGCCATGTGAGGAAGCCATGAAAGCATAGTGCCCACGGCAGTGAAGATAGCTGATAAATCTATCAAGTGTTTTGTTGTTTCATCCATTTTTAACATTTCCATCGTTTACGTGCTTGACGCAATCTAGAGTTTGGATCTTTAGCAGCTTTAGGAAACTTCTTCATTTGTCCTGCAGATCTTGCACAAAATGACTTGCGTCTCTTTGCATCTTTAGAACCTTTTTTAACTTTCCCTGTTACCGCTGTTTTAAGTTTAGAACCTGGGTTTGCTTTCCGATAAGCTGCTACGCCTTTCTTTGTCATCCCCGCTCCTGATTTAGTCTTTCTAAAATTACCTGACTTAACCGAAGTTTTGATTCCCATTCCTTTTTTTCTAGGTGTTGCCATCTATACACAATCCCCTAATGCTTCAAACCATCGCCTCAGTTCTTCGAGGCGATCATCGTTCTTAGTTGGTTTGGGCTCTTCTTCCATAGTTTATCCACAGAATACCGTTAATGATGTCACAGCTGCTGTTTGAGTTAATACACCAAACGTTGTCTGTGGTTCACTTCCGTTAATTAAAATTCCGTCGCCTGGTAGAGACATTTGTTGTGACTCTACATTAGCTGGAGTAGCTATACTTAGTAAAACTCTATCTGACGCTGCATTACCACCTAAGGTTAATGTAACACTACCTGCTCCTGCAGAACCAACAAAATAGAATCCTTTCATTCTTGCTCTGGGTAGAGCAGTGCCGTCAGCAATAGCATTACCAATACTTACATTGGTTGCTACCGCTGCATCTGATGAAATGCTAGTAATTTTAGAGTAGTAGTTTGTAGAAGTTGCAGTTCCAGTATCAACACCAGCTACAGTTTCAGTGGTTACAGACTGAGATAAATCCCCAGCTACGTATCCAGTGATAGTAAATGTAGCGGCAGTTGCGTCTCCTGCACAAGTAAATAGAATCTTATAACCAGCCCCATTATCTAGAGGCTGATTAGTAAGTAGTGTTATATCACCAGCACCACCAATAGCGGCAGCGGCTCTATATAACGTAGCTGAAAAGCTAGGAGTGACGGCCCATATATCTGTTGTCAAAGCCATGTCTATTCTCCTATATTAAACTCTTGTTAAGAATGGTGTAGCTGGAGTAGAAGCTGTTGGGAATACTGAAACTGCTTCAAGTTTCCATGCGTTAGCACCAACACAAGTCATAGTAATTGTAGAACCTGCATCACCACCTTGAGTTGTACCATTAAATGTTAATGCATTTGCTGTGCCAGGTGAGTGGAAAAATCCAGCTACGCCTGCATCATTAGCATCATCACAGAAGTTAACTGTTCCGTAAATTACGTCAGCTAGTGCGCCTGTGTTAATAATAAGGTCAGTAGTAAGATCTTCTAACACAGTAAACCTAAACTGCATACCAAGATTACTTACTTGATTAGGGTTTGAAGGATCATTGTCAACAGTTGCTACAATTGTTGGTAATGTAAATGTACCGCCATCAGCGGTTACAGTAAGTTCTTTGCCTGCATGTCCAGGTGAAGCAGTAACAACGGGTGTTACGCCATCAGGTGAAGCTGCGACAGGAAGAACTGTTAAAGTAAGTGCACCGCCATCTAAAGCAGCGGTTGCATCAATTGCGTTATTCTGTCCGTCTTGTACAAATCCTCCAAGGGATCTGACTGGACCAGAAAATGTGGTTATAGCCATAGTATTTCTCCATACAAAGTTAAGCTTATCTGTCGTGTATGCGTCTGCTGGGGCAGTCATGATAAGCTGGATGTTCCCAGATAATTAATCTTACACGTTTTCACACTATTATACAACAAAAAAGGGGCCGAAGCCCCTTAGTTTAAAACAAAAAATTACTTGTTCATTACGTACATTGTTACTTCAAAACCGAATCTCATTTCTGTAGCAGCTGGTTTAGTCCACATAATATTTCTCCTTTATTTTAGATTTCAGCATTGCTGATATATTGATTGTATCTATCTGGTAAATACTCGCAATAAGGATATTCATGAGTTTAATCAAATTCAGGCACAATTAGTGGTTTGCTTTGTTTAGTGTTTCGAAGTTCTTCTTCAGGCAATATATCTTTTAACTCTTCACTGTAGTAAGTATTAGGATTTTTATATTTATCTGGATTGTTTTTTATGTCTTCCATTATCTCATCATAATAAGAAGTCCCTTCAGGCGGTCTATCATCAATTTCAACTCCATCTATAACTCCCTCGCATTTACGCGCAAGTGTTGCAAATTGTGGCGGTAGTTTTTTATTATTGTATCTTTTGCACATCTTTAATAATTCTAATTGCTGGGCTAACTCCATGTTTTCTAAAATTAAAGCTTTAGTAGTATCAGTGCAGTTACTTCCTAAATACCAAGTCCACCTAACTCCTATGCTTTTTGAATTTCCATCTCTTCCTTCGATACGATTATTTATACTTCCCCCATTATCATTATAACGACTCATATTGTCTGATTCATCTAGTCTATAATCAGAATAAATAGATACATCCCCTGTTTGACATTGTTGAAAATATCCTTGTAGGTAGTCATTACGAGCGTGAGCACATAAACTTAAGAATATAACACTAACGATTAAGGTCTTTAATATCATAGGAATGTTCTCTAACTTGATCTGCAAGCACCCTATATAAATCTTCACCCATTCTCATAGAGGCTCTTAATTCTGCTAATTCTGCTTTTACTTCTGCTATTTCTTTATTTGTGACTTGCTTAGAATCATTTAGTTTTTCTTTATGAGTTATTATTTTGTCTTGTAGCTTTACAATATACTCGGCGTTTTCTTGTACTGTATCGGTTAAGTTAACAATATATTTAACTGCTGTAAACGTACCTACAACTACAGAGACCACAACAGGCACCATAACTATATTACTTTTAAATGCGTCTATAATTTTCATATTTTTATTATACTCCTAAAAAAGAAAAGCCCAGCAGAGAGGAGCCAGGCTTTTCAGAGGTAGTGCTAAGTAGAACTATAAAAACTACTTATGCACCTGGTGAACCCCACATACCTAGTGGATCACTCCAACCGAATGAATATCTTTCACGGGCTTTGTATCTTACATTGCCAGTATCGAAATCACCATCCATAGAAGTTGTTAAAGCAGTTCTTTCAAAATGCTTCATACCGTTAGGTACGTCAGTAGTTAAGAAGTAAGCATCACCATCAGTTAGATAGTGGTTTACTGTATAACCTTCTGGTATTGCACCATTATTTCTTAATGCGTTAAGGTCGTTATCAGCTGTACCAACACGAAGTTGTGTGTCTAATAAACGAGTAGCAACGAATTGTAGAGCTGGTGGAATAACCAACTTACGTGGTTTAGCTGCAATCAATAGACCTCTTTCATCAGTCCATGCTGCGATTTGAATCACTGCGTTTTCTAATGCTGTTTCGTTAAGGTCTGTTGGTGTCGCTTGTGTATTACTATTAGTACCACCTGAAACTAATGGGTGGTTAGTAACTGCACCAGCGGCATTAGTACCAAACAATGAACGGTTATCGCCACCAAGGAAGTTCTGGTTGTAACCATTGTTAAGAACATTAGCTGCTCTAACTTGTTTAGTGTTTGCCATTGAACGTGCAAGAGCTTTAGT